ACGCAGTACCTTTAATCATTTCTGATTTAACTCTACGTCCTGTCAGTTGATCAAATAAGTTTGCTTTTTCTAATTGCTGTTCAATACCAAATGATTTACCAACTCCTGGAGGGCCTGCTACGATCATAGCACGAATGTCTCCACTTAATACTGCTTTGGTCATGTCATCTAGGATTGAAAACCGTTCAGCAATACGTTCTATTACCTGTTCATCTGATTCTTTAGGCTGTGCTGATTCTAAATAATCTTGACCTTCTACTAGCTCATAATCAGTTGGACTAGTCACCGAAACTCGTATCTTATCTTTGCCGAACATTCCGGTGCCGTCCACAGTGACAAAACCACCTTTTGAACCAAGTTGAAACTGTTTAATTAAAGGAAATACTTTATCTTGAATTAATTGATTGCGATATGTTCCGCTTTTGATTTTTACAAAACTTTCCATTGATTGTCTCCTAAGTTTTTACCGTTTACTAAAAAGTGTTTACCCATCTTCTTAGTATTTGTATATTATACTATCTATTTTTACAAAAGTCAACCATTTTATTATATCAAATCCTTTGCTTCAGTGCCACAAATTAATTCTTCTAGTCTAAGAATGTTATCAACATCAATGCCTAGATCACCAACATTGTGTTGTAACGCAAGATCGACTACCTGCTGTTGATTTAAACAGGCCGTAAAATAGTCTTTGTTGCTTATTGCCTCATTGGCTTTATTTTGTAAGACTAGCATTGTGTTTAGATAATCTTTAACATCAGCGTAATACTCATCTGGAGTTGGAACGTTACGCAGGGTAAAAAATATTACTGCTATACCTAACACAGCAACAATTAAAACAATCTTGTCCATTGTGTTTGGACTTGGCATTTTTAGTTTCACTTAGATTCCCCTTATAATATTTTATCTAATAATATTATTATAGGTTCTTTTGGATTATCTGTCAACCAAAAATTTATTTAAGGAATGTGATTGGGAATGACCTTATGAGTAAGGAGATTTTTGTAACAAGAAAAGACCTAGTCGCAGTCTGACCAGGCTTCAATCATACGCTGAACACATGATTTTTCATTATCTATTGTGTTAGCACATACTTCTTTTTGTTCTGCTTCTTTTTGTGCTTTTGTTTCTTCAGCTAACTTTGCTAAAGTAACTAGGCCACTAGCATTATAGTTTGCCATTGTATTCACCTTTTGGGTTAAAAATAATTGTTTGCCTTGTGAGCTTATTGATATTTATCTTTTTGTGTTTCCTCTTTATATTTTGTTTTTAAAAACCATTTCCATTTATTAAAATAATCCTGTGGATTGCCTGTTACCTGTCTATGTTCCCATTGTTCAACTTCATCTTTATACTCAAACCACTTTTCATAAACATAATGTCTAAACTCTGAGTTCTTTGGCATTTAAATTCCTTTCAATTATTTTGTTGGTCTGTATTATCTTCTTCTTTACCATGTTGCTCTAACTTATCTGTCGGTAGATATCTACGCACACCTTCTTCATCAGGTGCTGGTTCTATACTACTTTCCCAACCTCTCAGTCCTTGGAACTCTTGACTGCCGTCATGTTGTTTTGGATTTACTTCTGGTTTAAGGCCTAGAGGATTTAACCAATGCTGATACCAATTATAATAATAAATTGGCAAGAGAACTATTAATAGTATATAAATGACCTTTTTGATTTGGTAGTAAGTTTTATCTAAAAGCATATTATGATTATACCATCATAATATAAAAAAGTCAACTAATTAGGAAGTCGATAAAAAATATGGTAATCTATTTTGGCTACAAGTTCTTTAGATTTACGCCAACGTGGTTTAACGTAGGTGGCATGAAACCAATAGGTATCATGAGTAACAACGGTTAACTTATGATAATCTCTTATGGCTTGCCATGCTATAAGAAATACTGGATTTGATTCTGATATTTTTAATTTTGGATTAGTGTTATACTCACAGCGCCACGAAAATTGACAAACTTCTTTGTTTCTAACCATGTATCTTTCGTTGACTACTCCACATATGGTATTTGGAAACATGTTGCTTTCTACTCTGTTTAAGGTAACCTGTGCTACTGCTAGTTGCCCCTCAGGACTTTCTCCTCTGGCTTCATAATAGATATTACGAGCAAGGCAATCAATTTCTTTAAAGAGTCTTTGTTGTCTGGCCATCTCTTCAGTTGCTTGGATATGAGCCAGTCTGGTGTGTACTGTAATTTCAGGGTTACCGCCTAACACATTGTGTTCTATTGACGCTGTAGCAGTAATAACCAACAATACTACAAGAGATATAAACTTAGCAAATACTGTCAAGATTTGCTCCTTTTTTATTCTGTTTTATTATATATTGCCATATCTATGGCAGTTTTAGTAGCACTTTATTCTAAGTGCAGTGCTGTGGGATAGATTTCTAAAAATGCTTTTCGATTAGTGTCCCATACATTATATAACGTATCATCCTCGTCATCTGAATCATTGATAGCAACTTTAAGTTCACTTAGTGTAGTAAGTTCTTTAAAAAAAGTATGATACTTGTGAGGCACTGTTTCATTGGTATGTGTCCACCCTATACTTTCTAATTCCATCATATCAATATAACTAGGAATTAATCTTTCTATTAAGAATGTAAAGTTAGGTAACGTTTTATCATAGGCATAGTTACTGCGACCAGCACCAAATACTTCTTCGTTAAACACCGGATCCTTGTCTGCTTCTGTAAAAAGTTGACGACTAAAATCCATAAATCCTGTCCAGAACTTTGAATTACCTACCACATAGTTAGCAAAGACATTTTTACGTTTGTCTATAATGTAATCACGCACATTGTAGTCATAGCCCAACTTGCGTAAAAATTTATTACCTATATCAGATATATTAGGATGATATATATCACCTTGTTGCCAACTGTTGGCAAATACTGCTTCATTGACAATACAAGGATTAAACAGATAGACGTCATACCCAGGATTGCTTTCAATAAAATCCAAGGCTTGAGATCCTTCTAATCCTGTCTTTTGTTTGAACTTCCAACTAACAAATCCCCAATAGTCTAGATTCTTTTCTAAAATAGTTTCATGTTCCTGATCCCAGTTATACCACTCACGCAGTTCTGGTCTAGGATTTGCTGTGTTGTCCAAAGGTGTAAACGCTGGATCTAAATGTTCTTTAAGTTCTTCTTTAAAGTATATTTGATAAATCTCTATGTTTGTTGACATAATATTCTAAGTCCTTGGTTAAATCTCTTGCTCGAGGAATCCATTCTTTTTCTAATCTATAAGTTAATGTTTCTTTGTTTGTTATATGATGAAATCCAAAATTACGCTGTCTATCTACCAATGGTATTTGGGTTTGAATCTGTAGTTTACGATCTAACTGTCCTTGGTCAAATGGCGCCCAACCCCAATATAGTGTTACTAATTTATCAGTATTGTATCCATTGAAATGTCTCCCTGGTGCCATACACTCTCTTGTTGAATGTATCGGATATTCATAAGGAGTGTTATGTATGCTACGAGCTCTTCGTTCCAAAAATTGTTGATCCCCATCTTTAAAACTAAACCCATGATGATACTGTTCATACAAAGGAAAGTCAGGATTGGCTACCTGTGAACTATAGTTCACGTCTATCATAAATATGCTAGGTACCAACCACTGTTTAGGATTAGTGTCATCATCTAATATTGAATAGTCACCTATCAGTTGTTCTGTAACATTCAAACATATACGCCAACCTTCGATTGATTTTTCTATGTCCGACACTTCTGTGTCTATATTGTCTGCTTGAAAGTCTGGGTTACGACTAGTAACTATGTCCCAGGTAGGACATATTTCTCGGATGATGTCTACAGAATGGTCAGTGGAGTGATAGTCAATCATTATACCATGATCAAAGATATCCTTGTGATGATTTAAGAACCAAGGTAGCATCCATTGTTCATTGTAAAAATGACAGAGTAAAGTTTTCATTAGTCTACGGTAACTTTAGGAAAGTATCTTAAGAACTTGTCGTTTGGATTGTCACGTTTGGCTTTGATCTTACTTGTGATCTCATCAAAGAAGTTCCATGCTAGAGGTATGAATATCATTGACTCATCCTCATACTTGTCAAGTTCACTAATTGGAACTACAGGTATGTGACTGCCTGGACAATACTTGCCCTGTTTAAGTGGATTGTCATCTATAACAAAATCAAAGTACAAGTTGCCTGCGTTGATCAGTGTCATGCCCTTGGCGGCCGCACCATAACCAACTATACGATAGTTAACACGATATTCTTTAATTGCTTCTTGTAATTGTTCTAGTACTCCATAACACTTCTGAGCATACACGTCATATGTTTGTAAATCCTGTAGTCCATGGCCTTGTTCTAGTCTAAGTACATCTTTAACGTTGCCTGGGGCTGGACGTTTCTTAAACACAAACACATAACTGGTACCGTGTATAGGAGTTTTCTCAACGTTGATTAAGTGTAGCCCAGCACGTTTAGCCAGTTCGTTCATTGAATTAGCATTGAAGAAACTGAGGTGCTCATGATAGATAGTGTCAAACTCATTGTTCATAACCATGTTGGCTTGGCTAGTTTGTACAAATAGTACTGAATCTTCGTGCATGATATCTCTACACTGCTGTAAGAACTTAACAGGATAACTGTTGTGAGCAAACACATTCTGTGCGTTGATGACATCTATATTCTTTGCTTTAAGACTGTCTACATATTCGTCTGTAAAGTAATCACAGATAACTTCATGATTCTTAGAACTTAATTCATACAAGTTTTCAGCAGGGTCAACTCCGTAGGTAGTAAAGCCTCTGTCTTTGAATGAGTCTAACTGTGTGCCATCATTACAGGCAATGTCTAACACTGTGTTGGGCTTGTTGACAAAGAACTGTTGAGTATAATCTACAAACCAATCAAAGTATTCCTTTAATGTTTTACTAGTGCCACTGACATATAGATAGTGTTTGAACAGCAAGTCTGGGTTAACAGCATGACTCAACTGTAAGTGTGTACAATCTTCACATAGGTTTAATCGCAATGGAAATGTTAATTCTGGATCGTCAGGATCATCAATGAATGAATTTGCCATTGGTTGTTCATTAAAGTCAAGTGTCAATTTTAATTTGTCACTACCACAACACAAGCATTCTGTTAAATGTTTAGCGTTATCAAATTCCATAGTTTGGTTCCCAATTATAAATCATATAGTTATTTCTATGATGAATTGTAGATTCTTTATATCTTTCATTTAACGAGTCAATTATTGATTCAACCGTTTCATTAAATTTAAATTCATATACCTGTTCAAATTTTGTAGTATCAAGTGAAAAGTCATATGCTTTTCCTTTGTTGCCATGATCTTCTACTTTTACATTAAGTTTTTTAGCAACCTTAACAGCAATATTTTCAACAGTATCATTGAAACTTGCAAGATTATAAATACCGAGACTTGGTTTACTAATACAAGTATCAATAGCTCTACATAGATCCTCTATTCCTAGTATTGCTCTACTGATATGTTTATTGAATACCTGAATACTTTCGCCACGTTGTACTGTTTCGTACATAGCATTAATCATAACATCACATCTTAAATTTGGTGACCAACCGTTGACTGTACCAAATCTTAATCCAATAACTCTTCTACCTTGTATATTTGCCAAGGTAGCCTGTTGGTCTAAGGCATACTTAGTAACATCATAATTGTTTATAGGAAGAAAGTTAAGACTTTCTTCAATATGTTTTTCTCCCGGTACACTGTTTCCATATACACTGGCACTACTAGCATAGATAATCAACTGTCTACGTGATGTCTTTTTTAACAATTCTACAAAGTTTGAAACATTGTTTAACCATGGACTAGTTATAGGCCCTTCACATGATTTAACTGAACTATGTCCTGCTAATACCACTATCACATCATATTTTTCTAATTCTTTAGCGGTATACTTTTGATAATCTCTTCTGTCGATATTCGCATCATGTTGGTACCAACACATATCATTGATATCTACTTCGTATTTTTCTGACTGTGCAGAAAGAACTTGAGATAATCTACTACCAACATACCCCAACCCACCTAATATTAATACAGATTGTTTATCCATTAATCAATAATCATCATTCCGTTGGGGGCAATATTCCCAACTAGGCCTACTGTTTCCAGTTCAACTAATTTATCTTTAGGAACAAATCTACTCATTGAATGTTCAATATCAATATATTGATTGTTGTTAAAAACAGACATCATGTTATTACTAATATTTTTGTACAACTCAATTGTTTCATCTAATAGTCCTGGTGTAAATGACCAAAGCCTAGTTTGTAACAGCGTTTGCGTCCTAGTTACCACAGGATCAATCCAGGCAGGTTGTGCTTTTTTAAAAACATACTTGTCCTTGGTATTTTTATTACTAAAATTATCAAAATTAAACTGTTCTGTTACTTTGTATCGTCCACTAAGTTTAAATATGCGATCACTATTTTTAATTTCGTTAATCAGTTCATCATCTGTTTTAAAATGGTTTAATGTTTTTAAAAGACCAAATGTTTCCATTGCGTTTTTTCCAATGTCATAATTACTAACATTCTGATGAAAAAACTGCATATCAGGATCTTCTGAATTATCAATATAATAATCAACAAACTCTATTAACTCATTTAATTCTTTACTGTCATCATTTTGAATTTCATCCTTGCTGTTATCTATTAAAACTGTAACAGCATTGGGTATAAACTCTTTAGCACTTTTTGCCGTTTCGAGTGTTTGTTCTATTCTTTGCTGAGTATTATAGATACCGTAATTGGTATATATTGCTGATGTTATTAGTACTATATTTTTACTTTTTTTACTTTTTTTACTCATTATTATCCTTTACTTACAACGTAACCATCTTTCGTTTGCTAGTGTCCATTCAACAACCTGACCAATACGTTCAGTGAGTGCTACCTTTGGTTCCCATCCTAACTGTTTCATATATTCACCACTTAACGCATAACGTAAATCATGTCCTGGACGTGCTGAGTGGAAGTCAACCATTTCATACTTTAATTCTTTGCCCTGTGCGTCAGCAATAATTTGAGCCAATTGTAGATTATTAATTTCTTCAGCACCTACTAGATTAAACTTAGGGCATTTAGCATCACCATAGTCTGGTTCAAGTTTACTAGCATCAATATCTAACAAGAAATGTAGAGCTTCTGCGACGTCAGCGGCATGAATATAAAAACGACTTCCTGGAATAGTTTTTGTGCTATCACTGTGGATAGTAATTGAATCACCGTCATTTACTTTACGAATACACATTGGTATATATTTTTCTGGGTGCTGTCTTTGCCCAAACACGTTCATAGTGTGTGTAACAAAAATTGGCATCTTATAGGTATTTTCCCAAGCAACTGCTAGTTCTTCGCCACCTGCTTTAGTTGCTGAATATGGATTTGATGAATTGTAACGATCACGTTCACTATAATTAACACCTGAGGGTGCTGGCCCAAACACTTCATCTGTTGAAAAGTAAACAAAGCGTTCTAGGTTATCTATTTTACGAGCATATTCAAGTATATTTGCTGTACCTACTACATTGTCTTGTACAAACTCTAATGGGTGTGTGATAGAACGATCTACATGACTACCTGCGGCCAAGTGTAAGACAATATCAATTGGTCCAATATCGTTAGCTACCAGTGGATTAATTTCTGCTCGTAAATCATGAAATACTACTCTGACTCGTTTTTTAATTTCAGGCGTAAACTCCTCCATCATGTCGTAGACACGATTAAGATTACCAGAAAAGTCTAGTCTATCTAAACTAACAATATTCCAGTCTGTATTCTCTAAAATATGATGTATGACATGATGACCAACAAATCCTGCGCCGCCTGTTACTAAGACGTTTTTTGACATTGATACTACTCCACTTTAGTTGACTAGGTATTTATTTAAACTACTCGCCAGCGTTAACAACTTTGGCTTCTACATAAGTTCTGATAAATTTCATGGCTTTTCTACTGGTATCAAATACATACTCAATAGCATCATCATCTTCAGGCGTTAATATTACAATAAAGCCGTTGTTGGCTTTTCTAATTTCAATTGAATCAAACATATTATTTCCTTATTAATTGTATACTAGTATAGTATAACAAGATTCAATACAATAAGTCAACAAAAAACGCCATTTCTGGCGTTCTTTTTAACCGTTTTTGGCTATTAATGTCTAATTAAGTAGTCAAAAGCACCAAGCCCTGCGTTAGCACCTTCGCCCATAGCAATAATGATCTGTTTGTAAGGAATGTCAGTACAGTCACCAGCGGCAAATACACCAGGCATTGAAGTAGCGTTGTGTTTGTCTATCTCGATCTCACCCCACTTGGTCAATGCCACTGATCCTTTTAACCAATCTGTGTTAGGCACCAGACCTATTTGAACGAACACACCGTCTACGGCTAGTTCGTGTCTTTCATCTGTAGCACGATCAACATAGGTCAATCCAGTGACTTTTTCCTTACCTTTAATCTCTTTTGTTTCTGCGTTTGTGATAACAGTTACATTGTCTAAACTGATCAATCTGTTAACTAACACAGCGTCTGCTTTTAATTCCTCACCATATTCAATCACTGTAACGTGATCAACGATGTTGGCAAGATCAATAGCGGCTTCCACACCTGAATTACCGCCACCTACAACTGCCACAGGTTTACCAATGAACAACGGTCCGTCACAGTGTGGACAGTAGGCTACGCCCTTACCGTTGTATTCTTTTTCACCTGGAACTCCCAACTGCCTCCATCGAGCACCCGTTGAGAGTATAACTGTTTTAGAGTGGAGTTCTGCTCCGTTCTCTAGTGTAACTCTTATTTTACCTTCAACACGTTCAATCTTCTTGGCACGCTGATGATGCATGACATCAACAGGATAACTCTTAACGTGTTCTTCTAGTTGCTTAACTAGTTTAGGTCCTTCTGTTGCTTGTACTGATATAAAGTTTTCAATACCTAGAGTATCAACAACCTGTCCGCCAAATCTATCAGCAACAATACCTGTTTTTAATCCTTTACGTATTGTGTAGATTGCTGATGACGCACCAGCTGGTCCACCACCTACTACTAGGACATCAAATTCTGTTTTGTCGTTTAATTTTTCTGCTTCACGTGACTCAGCATTAGCATCTAACTTACGTAAGATCTCATCAAGTTCCATACGTCCTTGATCCCATAACTCGTCATCTTTAAACATCATAGGAACTGACAGCACATTCTTCTCTTCCACTAACTCTGGATACAGAGCACCGTCAATCACAGTGTGACTTATGTTATGATTTAAGAACGCAATGGTATTAAATGCCTGAACAACGTCAGGACAGTTGTGGCAACTTAGACTAACATAGGTCTCAAAGTTGCCCTCAACTGGTAGTCGTTTAATTTGTTCTTTGGTCTCGTCATCTAACTTCATTGGATAACCGCCTGCCCATAGCAAGGCAATTACAAAGTTAGTAAACTCATGACCCAATGGTATACACGCAAAGGTAATGCCAGTGTTACTAATCGTAAAACTAGGTGTACGATCTAACTCGTTCTTAATTAAAGTAATGCGTGGTTCTATTGTGTGTATTTCTGTCAATAGATCCAACATCTCCTTGCCTTTATCTGACTCATCTACTGAGTAGTGTATGACAAACGGATGTTCTATCTTACCCAGATACTCTGTTAACTGTGCTTTTATCTTTGCGTCTAACATTAAATTTTACCTACTAGATCTAAACTTGGTGTTAAGGCTTCTTGACCTGCTGACCAGTTTGCTGGACATGCTTGGTTTGGATTTGCTCTAACGTGTTGTGCGGCCATTACTTTACGCACTAGGTCTTTGGCACTTCTGCCAATACCTAAATCATTTACTTCTGCTGTTTTAATTATGCCATCTGGGTCAACAATAAAAGTACCACGTAATGCTAGTCCTTCTTCTTCAATCATAACATCAAAGTTTCTTGCTAGTGTACCTGTTGGGTCACCTAACATTGGGTATGTAATCTTTTTAATTGTGTCACTGGCATCGTGCCATGCTTTGTGTGTGAAATGTGTGTCAGTTGATACTGAATATACTTCTACACCTAGGTTTTGTAGTTCACTGTAGTGATCTGCTACGTCACCTAATTCTGTTGGACATACAAATGTAAAGTCTGCTGGGTAGAATACAAACACTGCCCATTTGCCTTTTAAGTCCTCTTCTGTTACTGTTTTAAATTCACCGTTGTGAAATGCTTCTGCTTTAAACGGTTTTACTTGTGTGTTGATTAAACTCATTTACTACTCTCCTATTAATATATATTACTTATAAGATTATACTATTAATTATCACTTTTTAATAGGTTTTACTTATACAAATTTTAAATGGAGGTAATAAATTTTGTTTATGGTTTTTTGGTAAATTTACCTATATATTTAGGTATTGCTTAGAAATGTTGCTAAATATTTTTATAGGGACAGTGCTTTATTTCAGAACTACACCCAATCTTGAATGGCCTCTATATATTATGCCATATAATAATTTCAGGATCTGCAAATACACTGTCCTTTTTTTATTCTACTCTTTCCCACGTTGAATCACCTAACTTTCTAACTGTAGCAATATATTTATAATTAGGTGGTGGATTCCCACTCCAGTCATTTGGACCTAAAATGCTTAAAATCATTTTATTTTTTGTAGTATCTTCTACTAGATAATAATGCTTACCTATAACTATAACAAATCCAAAATCTGAATCTAATACCCAGTCAGTTATGTGTACTCTATCAACAACATCTTTGGCTTGTTGTTGTACTAGTTCTGCTTGTTTCATTATCAACTGCCATTGTTCGTTGAGTTCCGACAGTTTTTGATTAGCATGTTCTCTAGCAACAATTTTATTTGTATCTTTTAATTCTCTAATTGCTAAAGGCGCAAACTTAGGAGCGCCTACATTTGTTGGATATGGCGTTGATGCTGGTAAGTCTGTTACTAAATCAGGTTTTTTCTTTTTAGACATTACAGTAAATGATTAGTAAACCAATCTTGTGGAGCGGAATTATTGTGATCAAATTCAATATCAAAGCATTTCATTGGAACACGAGTTGCTGATAAAAATGAGGCATTTCTTGCTTGGTGTAATTGAGTTATATTTTGATCTAAATTAACATCAAACTCACTGATATGATCTTGCCAAAATAAAGGAACATCTTCAGTACACCATCTAAAGTCAGCACCATTGGCACTAACATTGTATAACCACTCAGCCGCTGAGTATAAATTAATCCATCCGTCTTTCCTGTCAGGGTATCCTACACGTACTTTTAGCTCCTTTTCAAAAAATCCTTCTGGTACATATAAAGGAGGTACTATGTTATCGCATCCTTTACCTACATGACTGTAGCCTTCATAGTGTCGAACAATTTCTTTAGTTGGGGCATAGACAGTACTAGGACAATTATAGCCATGGTAAGCACCTAGGTAATCGGGCTTGAACATTAGAGCATCGCCATAATCTCGTTCCCAGTACTGCTTTAGCCTTCCTGCTTTGAGAATCATTATACCATCAAATGTTTCCCAATTAAACTTAATAAAATTTTTATCTGATGTTAGTTCACCTTTAAGGTGATAACTCATACGCATCTGTTCTGGCCAATGACTATAATATACTAAAGCATTGGGATCAGGATCGTTATTTAATGTTTGTATTGCTGAATGAATTATGTTTAAATCTGAATCTAAGAATATGTGATCATCGTTTGCGGCCAACCATACCAGTTCATTAGGATCTGTCAACAATTCATCCATGTTCTGTCGCCAGTCACGACCAAAGTCGTTTCTCTTCCATTTTAATTGTAGTTTTTCCTCTGGAAACAGTTCATAGATGTATTGTTCTAACTCAGCCTGCCTGTGTGCTAGTTCAGGAGCCAGGGTGATATAGAAAGCATACTTTGTGACTACAGGATCTAATGCCCGTGTACTAGCCAGGCAATATTTAAATACATCAAAGCGTTCTGGATTAGGCATCCAGGCACCACGTGTGTATGGATAACCCATGCGAACATCAGTTATCTTAACATTGAATAATACTATCATCTTAAATTTTGAGTATATGTGTCAAAGATATCATACATAACACTATCAACTTCTGCTTGCCAGTTGACACCTTGACTTTCTAGTTTTTTAATTATATTTTTGTATTCTTTAGATTTGAAACAGTAATGACCTGCTACATTAACTCGTTGTGTAGCATCTGAAGATTTAGTCCATTTAGACCAATTGTTACTTTTTATAACGAGATTATGAAACTTTTCCCATTCTTTTGTAGCATATTTAGAGCTTAAAATTCTTAACAATTTAGTCTGTGCTACTCCAAGTTGTGGTGCTATGTTTAAAGCATGTACCCCAGCATCTTGACGCATCTTAACTTCCGCTGGTGTAAGATAATCAGCATTATGTTCCTTTAGTTTTACTCCATTTTCATTAGCAACCTGTACTAGTTCAACAGCGGCATCATAATTGAACTCACCTGCTTGATGATCTTCATGACATAGGCTTCCTGTCTGTGCTACCACTGTGTAGATGTTTGGCATGTTCTTAGCAAAGGCAACATCTTCTTTGTATTTGATCTTGCCTGCGGCTACACCTACATTTTCTTCAGTGCCAAATTCAAAACGTACATTAGGATTAAGTCTTAGGGCAAATTTAAATAGTTCTTCAGCAACACCATATGTATCTTCAACTCTGCATGTGTCAATATGTATCAAATCAAAACCTTGCTCAATATCATAGGCAATAGTTTTTTTAGTTGCTTCAATAGCACGATACAATGATAAATCTTTTTCTGAATCTAAGAAGTACGGTCCGCAATGATCTCTACATATCCATAAGTTTTCTGTAGGTAATGTACTTAATAGTTCTCGTAATTGAGGTGTTGTCATCACATAGCCCGACTCAGCATCTACTTGATTACGACTAGCAATTATCATCAATGGTTCCATATAATTCTCAGCATACGTAGCCATTGACTTTATAACTTCTGGACTCATTGGCCCAAAACCTAATCTAAAATTCATGTTCTATCCCCATTTTATCCATTATATAAACACAGGCATCTAGTACAGCACCTTGACCTCCTGCTCTAGGAGTGACATAGTCGGCATTAGTAATGGCAGTGCGCCAAGCCTGTGCTGGAGCAATACCTAATCCTACATAAGGAAATATCTTAGCATCATAAGGACCATCGCCCATAAACACTGTTTCTTCTGGATTTCCTTTGTTTAATACAAAATCTAATCTATCTGCTTCTTTAACACATGTCAATGGAAACTTCATATGTGTTACTATACGACTTTCTGTAATTGGCCAACCTTGACGATCGGCTGAGATAAATTCTATTTCAATTTTGTCTCTAAGAAATTTAAGTCCATCATGATCATAGTTGCCAAACGCTTTAAACGGTTTGCCATCTGGTCCCCAGTACAACATACCGTCATTGAGTACTCCATCCACATCTAATATAAATCTTTTATACATCTAATACCTTTGAAAAATGTAATTGTGCTAACGCTATTAGGAATTTGTCAAATGGTGGTTCATGTAGTGGACTCATATTTAAATATATTATAGGAACTAGCATTTTAACTTTTTTCCAATTCAGATTGTTTTTAATTGTCCAGGAGTACAACACATCCTCATAGTGTTTAACATTTGATATACTAGGACATTCTAAAGTAACATAGTCATCTTTTTCATGATAGCTATAACGCTCATGTTTGATATCTTTATAACTTTGATGTAGCCCACCTAACATCTTACCTAGGTCATAATATTGATCACCGTATAAACTTCCACCAAAATCAGTACGCCAATCAATGGCAGTAAATTTATCTGTTGTAGAGTTGTAGATTGTATTGTCGAAATGTAGGTCACCATGTACAAATTTCCAACTAACTTCACTACATAACCAATCCCAATCTATTTTAGCAAGATATTGATCTATGCTTAAGACTTCTTTACCATTTACTACGCAAGGTTCAGACCAATCGGCATATTTAACTCGAAACATTTCAACACGTTCCATTGTTTTATCATGATAAAACTTCCAACAAATTTCCTTAGTAATGTCCAGTTCAGGAGCATCTTTCCATAATGTTGTTTCGCACCAAGTTAACATTTTATCAAACACTTCTGGAGTATATTGATTATAAACAATATCTCCATTGGCAAAATCATGTATTAGAAAATTTCCTGCTTGTTCAACATTACTAGGCATAGCCGATGCGTTAACATTAGCACGTTGTACACGCTTTTCTGCTTGTTTTGTTTCGGTCCAAAATTTAATAATTTTTTTATTATCGTTGTAGAATAATTCATTAGGTTTAGGAAAACTAACATCAGTAAGGTCTGCTGTTAATTCTTCCCATTTTTCATAAGTTCCAAAATCTTTCCACTGTCTAATAGTGTGTGCTTTTAGATCTAACCCAGCAAATCCTTCATATGTTTCTTTAGCATTTCTTAATTTAAGATTATCTAAATAACTATCATCTTTAGCATACATTAATCCAACAAAAGCATCTACAGCAGATTTACTTGCTACTTTGTTTTCAACATTGACTATAGTTTCTCCATCACGTTCAATCCAACAATAGTCTTGAGAAATACTACTATCGACTGGATGTACTCCAATCCAATTATGATCTAGTTTGTCCTTATAGTCAAACTCAAATAAGGTATCGCAGGCCAGCCACATAAAGCCACCACGTATATGTTCTTCACACATCTGTATTGTTGTAGCAGGTCCTGTGTCGCCTTCAGCATAATTATCAATATCAACAAATACAACATTTTTATCTTTGTGTACAACACTGACATAGTCTTTGATATATTGACCCATATGACCACAAGCAATAACAAACTTTGTTGTAGTATCAAACTTTTCAATTATATGACTGATCAATGGTTTATTATCATAAGGAATTAATGCTTTAGGAACCATACGACTAAATGGACCCATTCTACGTCCATATCCAGCGGCTAATATTAAAACAGTTAAACTATTGTTGCTCATGTTCAGAATCAATCCTTCCGTGCCCTCTGTTCGCAGAGTCTTCTAATCTAATCACGTCATCTAACTGTGTAGTACTTGCTTCAGTATAATGTAAATCTTCATGAGCTACCATACGATGAATAGTATTTGGTGGAGTATGAAACACAGCACCTGGCGCTAGTTCTTGTGTAACTAGTTCACTTTTAATCTGTGCTATTTCTTGTTCAGTATATCCACCATCAAGAAAACGTTGGCAATCAAATGGATCAGGATGGTACAATAATGCTCCGTGGCCTTGATGTAAATGTATGGACTCAGATTTATATTGATGAACTTGTAAACTTGTTACAAATCCTGCTCGTAGTATTAATTCTTTAAGAGCAAAAGGATATATGTCACTGCCGGGCATTAACCATGTTTCTTGCCCCCACGGTTTGTGTACGACGTGGCAGTCTTCAATTCGATGGAATTCTACTGTCATTGTTGATTTACCTAGGTTTATTATATATGTATTTAACTTATTTTAATTTTCACAGATTATTTCTGAACGCTACTCTATTTCTTAATATTGCTGTAGTATTTGGTTTTAGATCTTTATTAACCAGAACATGAGCATGTATTTTACAGTCATCGCCTATAGTAACGTTTTCTTGTTTTGAACTATGTCCATTTAATACTGTTGCTCTTGTGCCTACATAAACATTATTACCTAAAATAACGTTACTCATCAGATACGCACCAGCAGATAGTATACAATTATCACCTACTTTTGTGTCTGTAGCAATACCAGAATTGTCTAAAAAGTTACAGTGTTCCCCTATTTCAACTCCGCCTCTGATATTAACATTTCTGCTGATAAACGTGCCTTGACCAACTTTTACATTTTTACTTAACATACTCTGTGGGTCAATTAATGTGTGGCATTCTAACTTGTTGTCTTTAATAAATTTCATATGTTGTAATCTTAACTGATGCCCATTTGCTACAGTAGATTCTACATTACTATTACCATCCCAAAATGTACCAATAAAGAACTTAGCATCTCCAAATTTCTTTGGATTTTCTATTAAATCAAGTTCACTACCAAGACAAGGCAATCCTCCTACGCTGTCTACTCTTCCAGCATATAGTTGATCAACAAAACCAAGCACTGGTATTTCTAATGCGTCACAGGTTTCAGTGATCCAATCCCAGGTTTGTCTAGCACCTATTAATACTAATGGTTGTTTTTTCACTGATGTTAACTCCAACGGTAAATATAGTTATATGTTTAAATTATACAGCCTAATAAAGAACTCGTCAAATTATTCTCAAACACTTTATATACAAACAGCGATGTATATAACTGTTTTGGTAGGATTAATCACAAATTTTAATTTTGGTTTATTACTAGTAGGTCTGATATTAGGATGGTTATTATTTTGTTTTGGTGTAAGCATTAGCCTACATAAATTTATCAGTCATCGTTCGTTTGATGCTCGAAACAGATTTGTTAAATTACTATTACTATGGTTAGGAACACAAACTACTCTAGGTAGTCCCATTGGTTTTGCCGCAGGACATAGACAACACCATTTAGACAGTGATGGCGACACTGATCCATTTAAGTTAGAAAACAATATGTGGCATAATATCAAATTATGGTTTTATCGTTTTCCTTTAAACACTATTAGCCCCAGACTAGTTAAAGACTTATCAAAAGATCCAGACTTTAAATTTTTTCATAAAAACTATTGGAAAATTTGGAGTATACTACCAATTACAATATTAATTATTAGCCCTGTATATTTTGTTTACTTTTTTGCTATTCCGGTTGTTTATTGTTTTGTGGGTATGAGCTATGTTACTGTTGTTGCTCATTCTAAAACATGGCAACGACTTTTCCGTGGTACCAATGAATTCAATGATCTGGATGACAGTTGGGACAGTAACTTCTTTACTTACTTGTTTGCTGGCGAAGGATTCCATCACGCACATCATGTTGATCCAACTCAATATGATTATGGAAAAACAAACAATAGATTTGATTTTTCTGGAACTGTTATAGAGAAATTACTTAAAGACTAAACGTGATATTTTTGAGAATATTCAGATTTCTCTGGTACACGACCAATTAACTTAATCATCCAGAAACCTAAATCCCAATCTCTTTCAGTAAATTTATTACTAGCCGCACCTGGTTGTGTGTGATGATTATTATGATTACCATCGCCAGGAACAAACACTGATGCTATCTTACTATTAAAAGTTAAGTCAGTGCTAGGAAAGTTTGTATAACCAATCCACTCATACAAGTATCTATTATGTGCTAACACAGTAATATAACTAATAGCCTGGAACGCATAGATAATTGGCAAGAAGTAAAAGTATGTTGCCACCTTAGGTGATATTAAAAATAAGATTAAGAACCAACCTAGATTTATTTTAAAATAATGTTTGTGAAAAAACTTATGATCTTTATCAATTGATAAGTCTTTTACTGTTCTTGGGTTGATATGATATGTTGGGAAGTAGTAGAACCATAGTCTAACGCTACGCCACCAGCCACCGCCATTGATGTTGGGTGAATGGGGATCACCTTCGTGATCAGAATAATTATGATGCTTACGATGTGTACATGCCCAACTAATATTTGAGCCTAAACTTAACACAGTTGATGAAAACAACATCATTATTTTAAAGAATCTATTCTTTGGTTCAAATGATCTATGGCTTGAGTATTTGTGTAATCCACAGGCCGCACCTATTAGGAATATTATCCAACTATATCCTAATCCTACTAGTAACCATAGCCAATCAAAGTATAATATAATACCTGTTAGGAGTCCTATATAGGCAAATGCCTGTAATAATTTAACTTTAGTATCGAGGGTAAATTTAAACATAGACTATTATTTATATATAAAATTGGTACACCCAAGGGGATTCGAACCCCTGTTGCCGCCGTGAAAGGGCAGTGTCCTAGGCCTCTAGACGATGGGTGCCTATAAATGGTGCCGTTACTCGGATTCGAACTGAGGACCTACTGATTACAAGTCAGTTGCTCTACCAACTGAGCTATAACGGCATATAAACTGGCGGAAGTGGTAGGATTCGAACCCACGGACCAGTTTCCCGGTCGACGGTTTAGTAAACCGTTGCTTTAAGCCGCTCAGCCACACTTCCATATTTAAATTATAACAATCTAAACATAGAAAGTCAACTAATTTTGGCTTAACTAAAACTAAATGCTAATTTTCCTTGAACTCTTGATGAATAGTAGTTCTTACCACCATCTACTAGAATTTTACCTTCAAAGTTTGGAGGATAAACTGCTTTGAATCCTTTGAGTACTGCGTCTTCACCTTGTTTACTCATTGCTGTGTAAACTTGAATAATTGACGATTGGTTTAATAATGCTAGAGCACCACGAGTAAATTCTGGATTCTTATTAATTTCTTTTGCTACAGTCTTAGCCACAGCGGCCATGATAGCATATCCAGTATTGAATCCCTTAACTTCATTGTTGACTTTAAATCCTGATAGCAATCTACGAGCATCTTCACTGATGCCGTCAAAATCTGTTTTACCTGTCTTAACATATTCATCAACTTCTTGACTGAGTTGATCATTGATGCCCGGCATATCTAGTGCCTGTCCAATTTTAAATGGACCGTCTTTAGCAGTGTTCTCAGCAATCAGTTTAACTATACTAACTGTGTATTCTGCTGATTTTACTAATTCTGAATTGCCTTCTTTTTCTGCTTTTACGTAAGCGTCATATAAATTCTTTGCTGATGCCTTAGCACCGGAACCGCCTTTTGAACTAATGCCAATTTCCTGTCCGTTGGGTGCAATTAAGAAACTATCACACAAGGCCGCATTCATTGCCATTGGCCACATCATTTTACAATTAGACCAGTTAGCACCATCTGCTAATACTTGTCTTGCTTCTTCTGCTTGTCCTAGAATAACTCCACCTTCTAAAGCTACAGGTTGCATAATCTCACCAAAGTAATCACGTATAGCTTCCATTTGATCAGCCATACCAGGAAATACTATATCAGCTCTACCTTGTGCTAATTTCTGTAAGTTTTGTTTAAATATTTCTTTAACTGAATCTGGAGAGTTTTGAGTAACTGTGCCAATAACTTGATCAGTTGACATAAACTGATTTTCTGTTTTAATTAAATTCTGTGGATCGTAACCTGCTTGTAATTTTGTAGCCCCTTTAGTTGCTAGGCTCCATCCTGATGGTACTTCTTTGTTTGACCATACACTCAGCATGTTATGTTTTGTTTTTTGTAGGTATCTACCCCATAACATAACACCACCTTCTCTATCATTTAGTACAGCAACAGCAAATGCTAAACTAGCGTTGTTTGAAGCATTTACCCATTGTATTTTAGTTTTCATATCGCTTTCATATTTTGCGACAAATTGATCACGCTCATCTGTGGTTAAAAATTTACCATCATTTGAATCTGGATCAGGGTAGTAATCAATGCGTTGGAATTCTGCTTCTTGTCCATTTGTGTTAACAAACTTGTCGCCTTCTATACGACCAAATAGACCTTTTGCTTCTGTAATAAATTGGTTAGCTCTCATAGTTAAGTATTTATCTACGTTCGATATCTACTTCATCACATCCAATGCCGAATTGTATTTCAATGATATGACATGGTTCTGTAAAAGGATTAGTAATTTTGTGCCAACGTTCCATAGGAACAACGTATTCATCATGCTTATGTAAATCCTTAAACCATGTTGTTGCGTTATCTTCAAATTCAACTCTACATTGTCCTTGTGCTATATGCCATAGTTCTTGTCTACAGAAATGTCTCTGCATTGATAAACTTTTTCCCGGCATTACTGTAAGTTCTTTTACTTTAGTTGTAGTTACATCATGTAATACACGATAGTATCCCCAATCACGTTCTGTTTTTGGTGCTTTCCATTCTTCTAATATCCAACTAGATGAATTTAATTTATTATCACCTCCAACACCAAATACAAATTCTACAGTAGGATCATTTTTAAAATGTTCGAGTTCAGGAATATTACCTCTGGTTCTATCGCCACCGTTGGCAAATATTATTTGACTGTTTGGGTATAACATCTTAGCATTGTTGATTGCTTCAATAGCAGTATCGTCAGTATCATCAAACAGAAAACAGTGTTCTACATCTTTAAGACTTTTTAGTATAGGAATTCTATCAGTGCTAGGCATAAAAGGACGACCTTTTTTGCGTGTTAACCAAGCATCACTATTAACTCCAACAATTAGCATATCCCCTAATCGCCTTGCTGAGTGAATATATTCAATGTGTCCTTTATGTAACGGATCAAACCCTCCCGTTACAATGACTACTCTATTTAACATATCTTCGTTTTGGTGGTTTTAATATACCAGTTGGTTTTAACACTGTTTGATCTATAGATCTGTGATCAGGTCCTTGATATTTTGACTCATTTGATTTTGTAACTGTTCCCTGGTTACCTTTTATTGTAGGCTCTCCGGCTTCTTCGGGAATAACTGTACGTTGTGGTATCCAATCTATGTAGTAATTTTCTTTATCTAACCATGGCATAATTATGTCTTCTTGTTTCAAGTACCCATTTGCCTGTATACTAGCAACAATGCTTGGATTTAATAATTCTTTATCTACCAGATCAAACCACGTGGTAGTTTTTGGGTTCATTGGTTCAATTTCAGTTTTATAAACAGCCATTTTAATCCATGGATCATTGAATTTTTTTAATAGGTATGCATCTCTACAATCAAATCCATTGACTGCCAGCATGTAAATTAAGTTAGTGGGTGTAAAATTATAAAAACAATTATTATATGTTCTACTATAATATCTATTGTCGACAACTCCGCTATGTTGCGGGACATGCAATACTAACATGCCGTTAACTGTCATTTGTTCATTCCAAAATTTCAAAGTTTCAATTGGATTCGTACTGTACTGTAAACTGTCATGAGCCCACATTAAGTCAATACTAACTGGTAAAATTCGTTGTTCTGTGAAATCTCTGTTAACTTTTTTAATATTTGGTAAATCTGGAACTTTGTCTAAATTAGATTGTTTGATATCTACAGCGTAACATTTAAAATCATACGGTTCAGGTGGATCATCTTGATTTTCCAATGTTGCCCACCAAGTAATGTCGTGCCCTGCTCCACAGCCCATATCACATATTGTGTCTAAACTTCCCAAAAAGTTTTCATATCCGTAGAGTAAGTTAAGCGAATGTTGTGAATCGTGCGGATTAACCAATTGATGCGTCCTCCATACCTGCTGTACGCAGTCTAGTAATATGCCCTAACATGAAGTTCTTGCTTTCAAGTCCTTTCATAACTCCTAACCATTTGTTACGTAATAGAGCTACTTCGTTAATAATAGTTTCAAAGTCAATGACTTCATCTTCTCCGTCCACATATTTTTCGGCGTCTCTCGACGTTAATGCTCTGTTGTAGGCTTCAAGATATTTTTGAAAGTGTTTACGTCTAATTTTACGCAACTGTATGTTAAGAAAGTTTAATACTGCTTCAATTTCCTGTAGTTGATTAAACCTGTGTTCTGTAACTCCTGGTAATCCACCTAAGGATTTTTCAATGTTGCCGTGTACTCCAATTTCACGTTTAGCAGATTCTAACTCTGCTTCATAGTGAGCAATCATGTCTGGAATTGCGCCTAGACTAGCAACTACTTTACTATACCACATTAATAATCATCACTTCCGTAGTCAACATCTTCATCATCAGGATCTTCTTCCTCTCCAAGGTATTCGTGTACTGCTCTACCTAAATAGGAATCTGTTCCGCCAAAAGTTTTTAAATCCTCATCACTTATTCCTGAATCAGCAACAATGGCAACTGTATGATCAGCGGCCGCTTGTCTGTCTTTTGATGGGATATATTCTTTAGCCGTTAGCCACATATCACTAAGAATATCAACATCTATTGTCATTCTGCTTAATCCTCTGTTACTTCGTGGACATCACCGTGTCCATCAACTGTTAATTTTATTGTTTCTTCTACTGCTGGTTCTACTGTTTCTTCTTCAACATCATTACTTAGTCTTTTTAGGCTAGAACTTATTTCTTTCATAGCGATGTCTAAGCAACCTTCTTCATTGTTTTCCCATGCTTTACGGAACTGTTTAATTTCTGTTCCATCAACTGTGGTGTATACTAACCTGTTACCTTCTTTTTTAAGTAGTCCCTTGCCTTCTAGCATATCAGTTAGTCCTGAGTAAGGATTCATACCTGTTTCATATGGAATCTTAACCTGTACTGATTCAAAAGGTTTAGCATATCTAGTTTTCATAACTTTACATGCGGCTCTGATACCTTTAACTTCTGATATCTTGTTACCATCTTCATCTTCTTTTAGTTTTAGTTTACGCATAGCAACTACAATTGATGAAGCGTAGATAAAGCCTTGTCCACCTGATATCTTGTCATCTGGATCAAACATATCCTGTGAAGCATAAGTATGGTTAGTACATACCAAGCCTACGTTGTGTGAGCCAATCATGTTAACAGTATTACGGACCAATGAAGTTAGTGCCTTAGGCTTACGACCCATATCACCTTTCATATCACCTTTTTGGAACTGATCCACATCTGTTGGAGTAAGTAACATACCTAAACTATCAATAACAAACATCACTTTAGGACGTTCTTCATCTGGTAGTGTTTTATAGTCTTTCATAAATTCACTAATTGTTTTAGCAACGTCATCAATCATAGCCATGTTTAGTTTTAGAAGTTTATCTTCTGAAACATCTACACCTAGTGCTGTTAACCAAGATTCATCTAGTGCGTTTTCTGTATCAATTAATACAACATAGATACCCTGTGCCTGTGCTGATTTGATAATGTTACCTGAACAAATATATGATTTACCTGCACCAGATTCACCAGCAAATACTGTAACTTTACCTAGTGGAATACCACCATTGAAGTCACCACTAATCAAATAGTTTAGTGTGTAGTTACCTGTTGATACCCAGTCAGTTGGATCGTTAAATCCAATACCAAGTCCATCAATGCTTTTAGTTAAAGTTTTACGAAACTTTGAAACGTCAAACGGTTTTGCCATAATTATGTGCCCTCTAATAAATCATAAAATTCTTTGAAAATCTTTCTACTATTTACGCCTCGTCTTTGATCCATTTTTGTTATTTCCTCTAAACATCGTTTAATATTTTTTTCTGCAGGCGTATTAATATATTGTAACATGTTTTTTAAACTGTTTTCAAGTAAAAAACCTGGTTTTTTATTTAACCACAGTTGAATATCAGACTTTACTAAGTCTAACATATTATTTGGTAAATGTCTAATATTTAGGTAAAATGGATTAGCCAATGGACCAACAATAAAACTATTATTATGAAATTTTAAAGTTTGTAAAAAATTAATACAAGTAAAAATTGATCTAAAATTTAATAGATGATGTAACATATTAAATGATACTTTATGATCTAATGTTCTTACTATGTTTAGATTATCTAAAAACTCTTGCCAATTACCACCATACCTCACGTATTCAAATTCTTCTTCAATCTCGTCAATACTAATTATCCAATGTACATTTTTAAACTGACATATTAAATCAAATACAGGTGTGCCTGTTTTACTTAAATTAGTATTAACTCTAAGATTAACATTAGGATTACGTTTAAGTAATTCCCTTAATAACATTTCGTTTTCTTTCATTAGTAGTGGTTCACCGCCTGCTAGATAAACGTGTTTAAGTTGATGTGCATTATCGAATACTAACTTTTTAAGTTCTGCTACACGCTCAGGTGGTGGTTCTTCTACTTTTATTTTTAGTTCGTGTGCAAGTTTACTTGAATACTTTGGACTACAATACATGCAGGCTTGGTTACAGTTATTTGACCAACGTATATCTATCTTGTGTAAACTAAAATTATCAATTTGATCATACAATGTATTATCAACTGTTTTTAGTTCTTTAAGATAAAATATACGATCACTGATCATATCGTATCCTTTTTTATCCCCTTCTAGATTATAACAGACATTACATCCTAGTCCAGGTTTATTATCAAGCATATTTTTTTTAGTTTCTGTGTTTTCTGCTAGTATGTCATGTATACCTTTATCTTTAAGGTTACCTATAGGTCTTTGGCTACGGATACAATTAAGAACATCTCCGTTAGAATTGTACATAAAACCGGTCCAGGGTATAGGACAAAATTTATTGTTAGTTAAGTAATCTTTAGGATTCATTGGTGTAATCAACTCCTAAACTTAACTCGTAAACTTTTAATGTTGGGTCAATACGTTCTAGTGTGTCAACTACTTTTTCTGCCCACACATCAACATTACATGCTCTAGGTCCACTATGCTCACCGGTTAATACTTCGCCTGGCTTAATCAACACCAGTTGCGGCCATTCCTGTCTGTGTGCTAGGTCCCAGTGTGCAGTCTCTAATGCCTGTTTTTGATTTTTATATTCAAGCATGTTTGCTTCGTCGACTAACGGATTTAAGGTCATCATGGTGCTGATGTTTATGATCTGTTTACCGTTAACATCGCGCCAACGTCTTGATATTTCAAACAACAATTCTGTTTGTGCGTATCCTGATTGTGCATTGTTAATAAACCAATCACAAGGCTCAATTTGGTCTGCTACCTTAGGTAAACTACGAATGTTATAGCCATTACGACGACTAAGACCCACAATTTCATGTCCACGTTGCTCGTATTGTTTGGCCAGTGCCTGACCTATGCCTGCTGAATGTCCGGTAATTGCTATTTTCATTGATAGTAATCTTTGTAATTGATTCCTCTTAGTTCATCTTGCTGTTCAATAAATGCCAATAACTGTTTTGTGTTATTTTCTAACGTGGCAATTTTATCTAACAACGGCAATACTTCTTGATTCTTACTCTGTAATAGTTTTTCTCGAGCATCTAGTGTTAACCAGTTTTTGTATCTAATGTCTAACATCTCAGGTTGATTTAATAATGCCCAACTGTGATCTAACCCATGTTCATTTTTAAAATCAATAATGTTAGCAAAGTTGCCTACATTTAAACTATTTACAGTTGTCCATAGATTAAGATTGTTTATACCCATGGCTTTATATTTCATTAGGTTACTATAAAACTTATCCCATTTAATTGGCCATCTTACATAATCATGCACCTGGCCAATGCCATCAAAACTTACTGTGACTGTGACATGTATGCCTCGTTCTAGTAATGCTTCTAATTCGTTGATAACTAATGCACAGTTAGTGTTAATTCTTATGCTACGAACACTTTTAGGAGGGTCACGTAGTATGTCTCTATAATTTTTACTAGCACTAGGTTCCCCACCATTGATGTCTAAATGTACCACTCTATCTAAAGGTAATGCCCAAAATCTTTTACTGTTATCATATATCGGATAATGTTTACTAGCCAATCCGCCTATCTTTGTACTTAGTTCTTCACTACAAAATTGACAGGCTGAATTACACACGTTGTCTAATATGCCACCTACTGTGAGATAGTCTTTTTGCTTTTGTAGTTTATCAAACTTTAGAGCATTTAATCTAATACTAGAGTTAGATAGTTCTTCTGTTTGCTGACATCTAACACATTCTTTAGGCCATTGGTCCTTTTCAAATGTCTGTTTTAGATTGGACATCCATTCACTGTTTTGCATTTCTTCGTATGAATCGAATGTTGGTTGATTAATCATATGTCCGCAACAACTTACTTTACCATCAGGATGAAACCTAACAAAATGATCTGGTCTAGGACAGTACATCAGTTACTCCAACGATTGTGTTGCTTTTACCAATGGTTTCAAAAAATGCTGTTGGTTCTCTGTTCATAATATGTGCTAGTATCTGTTTACGTGTCCAACTGTTACCTATTAATCCTAACAACGCACGATCTAGTTTTTGATAGTGTTCATTTTTAATGTTGTTTTTTAGTCTTGTTATAGTTGCTTGGTCTAATATTTTATCTTCGTTACCAGGTATGGCATGTATTGAAGTATAGTCACTGATCTTTTCCATACCAACAAAATTAAATTTAGTACCTTCGTCAGTATATCTAAATAAGTTAATCAACCAACTAAGTTGTGGAGCATAATGTCTATTTAAAAACAAATAGTTTTCAACAAAATATAAAATAGTATCTTTTGAAAAACTAGGATATTCTGTAATTAAATTCCACACAAATGTATTAACACCGCTAATAAATCTTTCTTCCGGTTCTCTAATGATAACGTCTATAGAGTTAATACGTTTAAGTTGTTCATTAAATAATATTTTATATTTTTTTAAATGTGCTTCTTCGTATAAACTTGATCTACCATTTTTAAAAATAGGATAGATGAACCGCTGTGAGGGTTTTATTTCTATTACCTCACAGCGATTAGGATAGATTACGTCGTCTAATCCGCTTAACATCTATATACTTAGTCTTGATTAAGACTTACGATTGCGAATCATCGCTAGGATGTCTTCAGCACGTTTGCTACCACTTTCACCTGCCGGTGTTTCTACTGGTGCAGTAGGAGTCGCGTCTGCTGTTGTTTCTTCTACTTTAGGAGCCTCAACTGCTGGTGCTGTTGTTGCTTCTTGTGTAGGTTTTGACTCTGCAGTTCCTGTTGCAGGTGCTGGTGTTGTAACTACCTGAACGCCTCTTGGACGATAGTAATTACCCCAACGCTCAGCGTCATATGCCTGTCCATCCACAGATGCTTCGAACATCTCTTTCATAACTTTTAATTCTACTTCGCTTGGTTTCTTAGGAAGGAAGTCGCCTAGGTTGTGAAGACCATATTGTTCAATAGCGCCACTTTCTGTAGCGTCTAGTGCTGATTCCTTACGTGACCATTTTGAAGTTGAATAATCTGCATAACCACCTTTAGATGTTTTAGTAATAATAAAGTCTAAACCACCTTGGTAGTCTGTTGGTAAGTTTTCTAATTCTGGATCTAGTAAAGCCGCCTTGATCAAGTTAAAGATCTGTGGACTAATAATAAATCTACGAATTGGATTTTCTGGTGTTTGATCTTCAGTGATTGGGTTTTCTCTTACAAAGCCTTGGAATAGATATGATTTCTTTTTCCAATACTTACGACCCATATCCTCTAAACTAGGATCTTTGAACCAAGTTCTTACTTCTGCAAGAATAGGACATGCTTCACCCCACATTTCTACACATGGTACCTGTACCACAACTGGTTTACTATCTGCTGATCCTTTAACGCCAGCAAATGGTAAGTTAATCATGTTACGTTCTACCCAAAAGAATGTATTGTCTGTGTTTGCGTCTGGTAAAAATCTAAGTTTGGCTGTGTCGCCTTCTTTAATATTCCAGTGTGCGTAGATAGCGTTGTCGCC